GTACCAGAATTTCGGCACGCCCGATCCTTCGATTGGCGATGGGCTTGAATGCCTGACGCCGTTCCTTCGTGTTGCGCCATGCTACGTCATGCGTGTGGACAACGGATCGAAATATTCCCACTCGTCGATCTTCAACCTTCAGGACTTCAACGAAGGCGAAACCATCGGATCGACCTACGACAGCTTCTTCCCGGCAGGCACGCTGACGCACAACGTCGCGGGCTCCATGATGGCTGGCGACTATGAGGACGGCCAAGTCGGCGTTCAAGTTCTCGAAATCCAAGGCGCTCTCATCACGGCCAACTCCATCGAAGTGAAATATTCGCTCGGCGGCGGCGCTTCTGTGGTGACTGTCACGGAAGTCTACCCATCGTCCAGCGCTGCAACGCTCGCCGCGTTTGCTGCTGCAATCCAAACCAGCCTGCGCGCCAACGTGGACAACCGCATCACGGTTGCTCTGGTCACGGAAACGACGACGCAAGGCTCCAACTACATTCGCATCGTTTCGCCGCAAGGCGTTGAGCTTCCGATTTTTTCCGAGTTCACTCTGACGGGCGGTTCTACGCAAGTCGCTGTGATCTACTGGCCGGAAGCGAAACTGCTCGACGTGTTTGCGCTCACCCCCGGCGTTCACGGCGATGACGTTGGCTATCGCATCCGCGATGTGAAATATTCCAGCCAAGCGTCAGCCAAGATTGCCCTGTCAGGCTTCCTTGCGACCGGCCACACTGTCAACGTCACGCTCAATGGCGTTTCGCTGTCATCCGTTGTGACGTATGCAACGTCGCACAAGGCCACCATGGACGCGCTGATCCTCGCTCTGCGCAACAAGTTTGGTCCGCTCGGATATTATTTCCGCTTCGGTTCGCAGACGTGGGACAACGCTCTCGGCACCAGCCCGACCGCTGCGGCAATCACCGATCTGGAAATCTACGTTCGCTACACGCACTTTGGTTCGGCGCTCGTGGCGTCCGTGGCAATGGGCGGCTCTACGCCTCCGACTGCGACTGTTACGGCGCAAACTGCCGAGTCTGCATATATTTCCTCGTTCACGTTTGAAGTGTTCCTTCGTTCGGACTCTTCTTCGCCGGTGGAAAGCTTCAACGTCACGATGCAGGACCGCATCGACGGCAACGGCAAGCAGACCAACATTGAAAGCGTCGTCAACGACAGCGAACTCGCGTCAAAATATGTTCGCGTCAAACAGGCGCCGTACACGAAGTACGCAAAAAATGGCATTGTCCGTTTTGGCGGCGCGTGGCGCGACTCTGCGAAAACCACGTTCGACGTGCATTCGTCGATCCAGTGGCTCGCCAACGGCACGGATGGAAGCGCCATCACGGATGCAATGATTGCAACCGCGTGGGAAGCGTTCCTCGACACGACGCGCTACAACGTCAAGCTGCTCATCAACTGCGGTTATTCTTCGGACACTGTGCATCGCAAGATGCTGGAAGTCGCAAAGACGCGTCGCGGTTGTTTCGCGCTTCTCGACGCTCCGCAGACTGCGCAAAAAACTGCCGCGCTTCGCGAGTATCGTCAGTTCACTCTCGCTGCCGACAACTCGTATGGCACAATCTGCGCGCCGTACATCAAGGTCACGTCGAAATATTCCCCGAACGGCCGCTTCATTCCGCCGTCTGGCGACATTGCCGCAATTATTGCGTTCAACGACCGCAACAAGATGTGGGAAGACCCGTCTGGCCTCAATCGCGGTATCATGGATCGCGCCGTTGATGTGCAGGAAGACTACACGAAGGCCGATCTTGATCTGCTTTGCCCGCTCGGTATTTCTCCGATCATCAAGCATCGCGGCGGCTCGATTGTCTTTTGGGATGCAAAGACGCTGCAAGTGCAGGAAAGCGCGCTGTCGATCCTTCCGATCCGCCGCACGCTGTCCGAAATCGAAACGGCAGTCGGTATCTATCTGGAAAATTTCCTCAAGCGCCCTGCGAACGCAAACACGCGTTTCAACATCACGCAGCGGATCAACATGTACCTTGAGCCCATCAAGCAGGGCGAAGGTCTGTCGTTCTATCTCGTGAAGTGCGACGGCGACAACAACAAGGAAGCGGATGAAGCTGTCGGCAGGATCAACATCGACATTCTGCTGATCTTCGTCCAGCCGACGCGTGAAATCGTCCTTCGCACCAACGTTGCTGATGGACAGATCACCATCCAAGAAATCGTCCGTCAACTCGCGGCCTGATGCGAAAAAATTCTGAAGGAGTTTTCACATGAGGGCAACCCTCAACGACCTGAACAACCTTGAAGACCCGATGCCCGCGATGAACTTTGAGTTTCTGCTGGGAAATCTCCCGGCAGGACTCAATGCTGACTCGCTGAACATCAAGTGTCAGCAAGTCAGCCTGCCGGGCATGAGCATCGAGCCGATGGAAATGGCGCTGCATGGACAAGTGCTGCGCTTCCCCGGACGCAAGACGTTCCCCGGCACGCTCTCGACAACGTTCGTGGAAGAATCGAACGTCGGCACGCAGCGTGTCCTGCGCACGTGGCACGAAAAAATCAAGTCGACCAACACGTCCAAGTCGACTGGATACAAGCGTGACTACTCGGTCACCGCTCGCATCAACGTCTACGACAACGCAAACGTTCTGCGCGATGAAGTGGATATTTTCGGCCTCTGGCTGTCGGAACTGTCGGACATTCAGCTTGACGGGCAAAGCTCGCAAGTCATGCTGGTGCAAGCCACGTTCACCTACGACACGTGGCGTTCGAACAACCACCCGTTCGAGTAATATTTTATGCGCCCTTCGCTGGCAGACATTCACGACGAAGTTGATTCGCCTCTGGCGTCAGACAAGTTCGCTGTTCGGTTTGCCTCCATCCCCGGCACTGGTTTCGAGTTGCTTGAAAACCGTGACCTCACTGTGAAGGCAATGTCCTGCACGTGGCCGGGGATGAGCGTCGGCACAATCCCTGTCGATCTGTTCGGGCACCAGTATAAATTCCGTGGCAAGCGCGAGCCCTTCGAGTCTGTTACGGTGCGGTTTGTCGAAGATCGCAAGATGGGCACGTATAAAAAATTGCGCGCTTGGCATGAGTTTGTCGACAACTCCATGTCTGGATCGTCCGGAGCGAATAAAAATTTCGGCGGTTTCGATCTTGGCATTGCTGGCGCGCCGGGATACTCGACAACGGTCACGATTACGCCGTTCGACGAGACTAACAAGGAAGTCGGATCGCTTGTGCTGTCAAACGCATGGCCCAAGTCGATTGGTTCATTTGACTTCGATGGAGCGAATTCCTCCATCATCAGCATCGACATGGTGCTGGAATACGACATGCACAGTTTTGGCCTGCTCGGTGTCGGACTTGGTATCGACGGAGCTTCGGCCGTAGACTCTTTCCGAAAATTTTTCGGTTAAGTCACCCTTCTAGCGCAACATCACCTTTTCACGCGTTGCCAATCTTCTAATAGGGTAAATAATACCCACGGAAAAGGTCAATGTCACAACTCAATCGCGCTCTTGGCTCCAACATTGGAGCCCCTGCTCCCGCATTCCGCTTTGTCGTAAATTTTCCTACTCTGCTTTCCGCAGACGAGGAATCCGCAGCCAATATCCGCAAACAGGTGGATGGCTCGTGGGGCTCTGCGCTCGACAAGACTGCGGCAGCGGCAGGCGACTTCTACAACGGGTTGTTCAATCCTCAAGATATTATCGCAGAGTCCGTGTCGTTTTCACCGACGCAGCCTTCGGCGCAGCCGCGTTTCTTCGGCGGCGGCGAGCGATACTTCCCCGGCTTCACCACGACTGAGGCTGCGGCAATCCAGATTTACGAGGACGTGAGCTACAAGGCCACGAAATATTTGAGCAAGTGGCGCGACCTGATTGTCGACAAGGACCACAACTACAACGAACCCGACAAGTACAAGCGGCCCATCACTGTTTCCGTGTTCGACTGGATTCAGACGACAAAGCCAGTGCTGAAAGTCACGATGCAGGATGCGTGGCTGTCCAACACTGGAACGTTTGAATATTCGTACGCGGAAGATGGCCGTCTGCGCGTGCAGGGACAATTTTCCATGGACGGCATTTTGATTGAACCGCAAGCCGACGCGGGCAAGGCTGGTGACGATCTCATCAACATTGCTCTGTCACAGTTCGGCATTCGATAAAAAATTCAGGAGAAGAGACATGAAAGTCACGAAAGTCACCGGCAAGGAAGAAGGCGAGAAATTGCTCGCTGACATTATCAAGGAAGGCGGGCAGACTGATCAGTTTGCGCACGCCAGTTCCATTCCGCAAGTGATGGCGCGTCTGGAAGCCATTGCAATCGAAAAGCCGTGGTTGAAGGAAGAAATCGAACTCTACATTCGCAACGCGCAGGAAGCTCAGGTTTCGCTGGCCGGATGGCAGGCGTTTGTGGAAAAAATGGAAAGCACGCAACTGGTCGAAGTAGAGACTGAAGTTCCTGAAGGACCGTCGGAAGAAGAAATTATTCCCCAGCTTGTGCAGCCACCGCCGCCACCGCCGCAGAGCGTAAAGCTGGAAGAAGAACCCGAGCCGGAAGAAGTGAAAGCCACGCGACAAATGGCTGAACTCGTGCTCAGTCAGCCGGTGTACGCAAAGACGAGCCCTTACATTGGCGTGCCGAACGGCCCGCAGTGGGAAATGATCGATCTGCCGAGCGGATATATTTTCTACGACTTCAAGGAAATGTTCGCGCGTCCGTTTGTGGTGCGTGAACTCCGCAAGCTGTCGCCGGTCCAGCGCTCAAACTCAATCTCCACCATGCTAGACGTTATCGCGTCTGTGGTGTCGGTCGATCCGCGCGTTCTCACGCAGGAAGATTTTTACTACGTGCTGTACTGGTTGCGCGCCAAGTCGTTCGTCAAGTCGCCCATGGTTGTGAAGTGGACTTCGCGCTATGGCATCAACGACGTGACGACAATCACGCAGACCATGCTCGAAGAAACCAAACTGAACCGCGACGAGCATGAGAAAATATTCCTCGAAGCCAGCAAGCAAGGTTTCGACTGGCCGCGCATGTACGATCTGGATTCGAGCGGCAACGTCGATTTCGATGTGGTCGACGATGGCATGACGTGGCTCTATCAGCACTCTCGTTATTTCAAGCCGCTGCCGGGCGAGACTATCCGTCAGCGCATGGAACGCGTGGACGTGATGGGCAACGAAATGCTCGAAACTGCTCGCGACGTGAAGATGAAGCTCTACCACGGCGTCACCGAGTTTGTGCCCGTCACGCTGGACAAGAAAAAATTCGATGTTGAGAAGGTTCTGGCGACTCTGGAAGAACGCGCCGCGCAACTAATCAAGCTCAACGAAGAACTGGAAGACGAAGCACTGACCAAGACGATTGAAGAACTCGTTGAGGAAATCAACGATATCAAGGAAAAAACTGCTCAAGGGGTCGATGTGTTGCCGAGGCCGGAACGTACCCGCGCCGTCGTCAACATTTCGGCCTTCTTTCCCGGCGTATAGGGAAGCGTCAATCATTGAGTTGCTGTTCGTTCTTCAAGCGGACCGGCACATTCAGGTTGGCGACGACACAGAAACGAAAATGTTCTTCGAGCTTCACATCCTCCATGAAAAAAGGGCGGAGCGCGAGAAACAGGAATACGAACGTAGAGTAGCGGAAGCCAACCGCATCAACGCAATGATGGCAAACAAGAGGCGATAGGTAATGGCGAATATTTTCGGAGGACAGGTTAGACGCGCCGCTGGTGAAGAAGGCACCGGCGGACGTTTGAACACGTTGGTCGCCTATCGTGCTCGCAACACGACTGATGGCGCAATCACTTCGTCTGCCTCCGGTCGTAGCGCTGGCGCGTCTGCTACTGCGGCTTCCGCCATGGCAGATCAACGCCGTGAGCAAAAGAAGGCAATGTCTGTTCAGGAAAAAATTGCCGCCACCATTGGCAAGTCTACTGAACACTCCGAAGACGCTGCATCCGCCACGACGCAGCTTGCGAAAGACACGCGCCGTCACCGCCAGATTGATGACCAACGCCGCCAGATTACGCAAATCCGCGAAATCAAACAGCGTCGTCAGGTTATTTCCTCGTGGAAGAAGACAAACGACCTTCTGAAGAAGATTGCCGATGGCGGCGCAGGCTTGCTGCCGTGGAACCGCCAAGGCGGACTTCTCGGAGCCGGAGGAAATATTCTAAAGCTTGGCGGACTTGGCGCGTTGATGGGCGCCCGAGGGCTCACCAATCTTGCAACAAAGCTGCCGGTCATCGGTCCTGCAATCAAGCGTCTGCCTGCCGGGTTCAAGCCGACGAGCGCAATCCCCAACGTGGGCGGAAGAATTCTCAACGTTGGCGGTCGCCTGCTGGCGGGCGGCGCTGGCGCGGCGCTTGGCGTTGTCGGCCTCAAGCAGGGTTACGATTCCATTCGCGCCAAGCAGGGCCAGTCTTTCTTCGGCATGAACGAAGGCGAAGGCGGTCTGCTTGATTCTCGCGCTTCGGATTATTTGCTGAACGCTGGCACAGGCGCACTCTCTGGCGCTGCAATCGGTTCGGCCATTCCTGTCGTCGGTACTGCGGTCGGCGCAGTCGTCGGCGGTCTTACCGGCATTGTCACGTCAGTCTACGCTGACTTCAAGGAACAGATTGACGGCTGGTTTGCGAGCGTTGGCGACTTCATCAAGAATGCCGACTGGAAAAAAATCGGTCAGATGGCAGGCGAAGGTTTCAAGGCTCTGCTTGGCATGATTTGGGAAGGCGTCAAACAACTCCCCGGCATCCTGTGGGACATTGGAAAAAATGTCATTGGCTTTATCGGAGAGTGGACGCCCGTTGTGTTTTCGTCCTTGGGCAACTTCTTCTTGGGCGTGTTCGATTCCTTCACTGGCGGATTGGGCACATCGCTGGCGACGGGCCTCGACAACGCGGGCAAATGGGTTGCTGGCATGGCTGGCGACGTTTGGGATTGGATGAGCGGTGTCGGTGACGCCGTGTGGAATTGGGTCACTGGATTGCTTGATGCGGCGTGGGAATTAATTCCCGGCCAGTCCAAGGCTGCACGCGCGAAAGACCTGTTCAACAACATTGTCTCGGGGAAAGACACAAACCTCGCTGACGATGAACTGAAAATATTGGTGGCCGCGCGTGACCACGCTCTCGGCCAAATCGCTGACGCAAAGGGTTTCATTGCCACGTACGACGCAATGAAGGCGAGCGGTCAAGACGTTTCGGCTTACGCGCAATCCTACAAGGATATCCAAGCCGCCATTCTGCAAGTGGATGGTGTCGTCGCAAAGCTGGACGGGGAAATAAATAATCGCAAGCAAGCGGCTGGCCTGATTGTCGGACCTAGACCGGCGGACCCGGCTCCCGCAGCAACTACGGCATCAACCGGGCCTAGAAGCGCCGCTGCTACGTCTCTGGTTCAGTCGACCGGCGAATACCACGTTCGCGCCGCAGCCGCCGCGCAAGGTGTCAACGTTGACGCCATGATGGCGATTGCCAAACGCGAATCAAATTTTATCCCCGACGCCGCCAATCCGAATTCCAAAGCGCGCGGTCTGTTCCAGTTCATGCCGGGTACGTGGGACGAAATGTACGCCAAGCACGGCGCGCGTCTCGGACTGGTCAACGACAGGATGAACGCAAAGTCCAACGCCACGCTGGGCGCGTTGCTCATCAAGGAAAATTCTGACTACCTCAGAAGCAAGCTTGGTCGCGAGCCGACGACGCAGGAAATCTACTACGCTCACTTCATGGGCGCAGGAAAGGCGTACGAGTTCATCAAAGGTCTGGAAGCAAATCCGAACGCGATTTCCGCTGGATTTTGGGGTGACAAGGCAATCAGTCAGAACAACGGTCTGATTGGAAATAATATGACCTACGCTCAACAGGCTTCAAACCTGTCGATCAAGCCGTATCTCGGATCAGAGTCGGCAACAATGTCTGCTGCTGCGCCGCCATCGATCGATGCTGTCTCAATCCCGCGCACGCCCGGCATGGTTGATCCGGTCGTCAATGTAAATATTCCGCCTCCCCCGCGTCCTCCGGCGCCGACACCAGCATCGCCTCCACGGCTCGATCCGTCGGAAGTGCCGATGGATGATATCGGGTTCGCTATTGCAAATGGAGCCTACTAATGGCCGCGTCAGACGAAAATATTCCAAAGAACCCCAACTACGTCGTCACCATTCGCCGCGTGCAGCCCGATCCGGAAATCGTGATCCAAGCGGGTCTGCCCGAGTCGTTTGCGTTTGGCGTCAATGCAAACTACGAGCCGCGCCTGCCAAACTCTATCACTGATGTGGCTGGACAAAAATTTGGTGCAGCGAGCATCTTCCTGCCGGTCAACCGCGTGTTGCAGGAATTTTCCCACCAAGTCTGGCAGTCGTCGTCGCCCATCGAGTTTTCGCTTCCACTTCTGTTCGACGCAAAGAAGGATGCGCGCGTTGACGTGCTGAACCCCATCAAAACGCTGATGATGATGGCGCTGCCGTTCAAGAAAACGCCGGAAGACATTCTGCTTGAGCCGCCCGGCCCGACGCTGCTGGACCCCAACCGTGGCCGCATTTCGCTGCGCATTGGAAATTTTCTCTACATTCACTCTGTCCTGCTTGTGGACGTAAACCCGACATGGGATACGCGCATGAACAAGGCAGGTGTGCCAATCAGCGCGTCATGCGACGTGACCTTGCGAACCGTCAACACGCCGACGCAAGGCGATATCAGTGAATTTTTCATGTCCGATGCAAACGACGAGTATCAGGGTTATGGAATTCCAAACTTGAACCGCGACTCGTTCAAGTCGTTCACGTCTGGCGTGGCTGATGACCTTTCCAACTCTGCCAGCAACTTGGCTGATCTGGTCACGCCAAACGATTCTGGAGTGGAATAATTCATGGCGCGCACATCGAACAAGCAATACTACATGTCCAACATGTTCCCGCTCGTGGACGTAGTGGAGCAACCCGGCGAACCTGCGCACAAGCGGATTGATATTTTCAATCCGGATGGCGCCAAGTTTGTCCGTAGCCTTCAACCGCAGAGCAAGATTCCGTGGTCCGCCCGCAACAAGCTGGACGTGATTGCGCTGCGTTCGTTCAACACAGTCTCGGGCTGGTGGATTCCGCTGTTCTACAACGGCGCAGAGCATCCGTTTGAAATTATCAACGGTTCTTACGTCGTCATTCCCGTTGCTGATCAGGCTGCTCTCACCACGCGCGCTCGCACAGGCGGTCGCGGTTCAAGGGTGAAAATTTAATGTCGTCGTTTGCGCCGTCCAATCCAGATCGTTCAATCAGCCAAAAGTTGTTTGGTCAGGACGATTATTTCGTCGGCGCTGTCAACATCAACAACGAGCCGTATCCCGTCACGTCGCAGATTTTCCGCGAACTGCGTATCACGTCGAACATCTATTCGTACCTTCCGACGCTGCACATGGTGTGCGAAGACCCGTTCGGCCGACTGTTCAACGAAGTCAATCGTTCGGCTGGCGAGTCTGCGCTTGGCGACGGAGCAAAAATTGACATTGCGTTGGGCAAGTCATCGCAGGACAAGCTGAAGGAACGCCGCTTCCGTCTGTTCTCGATGCCGAAGGTGGACAACACGACGAGTTCGCCAGTCCTCAAGATCAAGGGCGTCATTGACGCAATGAAGTGGTGGAACGGCCTCAAGTCTGGTTCGATAAATAATACCAGCGTTGGCGCCATTCAGGACATGGCGCAGGACTGCGGGCTTGGCGTTCACGTGCCGCATCCGACCAACGACAAGATGGCGTGGATTTCCCGTCAGCAGACCTACGCGCAGTTTGCGTCGAAAATTTCCGCTTACGGATGGGCTTCCGACGAAAGCTGCATGGCGATTGGCATGGACGTTGATCGCGTGCTTCGCTACGTGGACGTTTCGCAGATTGCAGGCGAGCAACCGGGCTTCACCGCCAAATGGCTCATGCCGACTGATCCGGAAGACGAAAACGAAATTCCCGTTCTGAGCCTACAGGTCAAGACGGCTGGCGTTGCGAATATCCTCGGCGCGTACGCATCGCGCATTTCCGGCATGAGCGTGGATGGGGAAAAATTTGAAATCAACGAAGCCGACGCTGTAAAGCACGGCGACTACCTCGATATCAACACGGACGTAAAGACCGACATTGGAACATCGCGCTCCGTCATCATGCCGATGGACGCTGGCAATTGCCATGAAAATTTTGCTAGGGCGCGCTACCAGAATGAGCGTCTTGCCCTCACTTACAAGGTGTTTGTCGACATTTACTACGAGAAAAAAACCGAGGCCAAACTGTTCGACACGGTGCAACTGGAAATGAAAGACCCTCTTTCCAACACCGACAACAATAATTATTCAGGCGTCTACTTTGTGATCGCTAAAGCATATGGAGTGAACGGCGGACGGTATTTCGAAAAACTGCGTCTGGTGTCCAACTCGCGAAGCATCAACACAAAGTCGAAAATGATATGAGCAGGAAAAAAAGTCTGTCCTACCCATACAAGACCGAACTGAGTCTTGAACATCGTTCCAAGGTCATCACGCAGGAAGCGCTGGATGATGGCTGCACGCATATTGTCCGGGTCTACAATGGCCCCAACCACATTACGCACATCACGGAAACCGATCACCGGCGCATTATGGAATCGCTGGAAGCTGATTTGCAGGTCAACTGCACCAACGGTGGAAATTTTCTTGTCAAACACCAGCAGGAAATGCTGTTCAACCGCACAATTCTGGATCGCATCGTTCGCGTTCTGGCGTTTGAACTGGCTGGAACGTTCGACGTGGAAGTCTACATTCCGCAGTACGTGTTTGTGAACTCTGTTCGCGTCGGCAGCGGTCCGCACGGATGGGAAGCCGAAGAACTCAACATCGATCTGGACGTGAATCTGCGACTGGACGTCATCCCTAGCTTGTTCAAGGGGAAATAATGACGCTCCGCCCTACCGCCGTATTGCAGCATAACGAGAACTTCCGAGGCAAGGTTGTTCCCGGTGTCGTGATTGAAAACGACGATCCGAAAAAAATGCTGCGTTGCCGCGTGCGAGTGGCGGTGCTGCACAGGGACATTCCTGACGAAGACGTTCCGTGGGCTCTGCCCATGAACATTGGCGGCGGCACAGGCATATCTGGAAGCGGGGCGGGCATGATTGCCGTCCCTCTCATTGGCGCCAAGGTGGCGCTCATGTTCTTGGACGACTCGCTGCTTCATCCGGCATATATTTCGTGGCGGGTGGAAAAGGAAGGCGACATTCCGGCCGAACTGCTGGTGGACTATCCCGATGCGTGGGGATTTCTGGACGGCGGCGGCAATCTGCTGCTGGTCAACAACAAGACTGGCAAAGTAAAATTTCATCACGTGTCCGGTTCGCTCATCGAGCTTGAGAACAACGGCGACGTGAAACTGACGACGAAGAAGGACTTGGCTTTGCACGTCAACGGCACGACGAATATTTTGTCATCCGGACAGGTCAACGTTCACTCTGGTTCGCAGGTGGACATTCGAGCGGCGCGCGTCAACCTCAACCAGTCCACGAGCGGATCGTCTCCATCCGCAGCAACCGCGCGCACCAAACCGACCGCGCCAGCATTGCCTACGGAGAGTGATTGATGGAACTGACCAAGTCCGCACGCGATAGCGCCGTATTCATCGACGTGAACTCCGAGTACACGGTCGGTGGGAAAAAATTGCTTGTCGTTGATGAAGAAGCCATCAACGGCAAGATTACCAACGTTCTCGTCACTCCGAAAAATTCCCTCGTCATGGAGCCGAATTTCGGATGCGACCTTGAGCGCTATCTGAAAGAGCCATTCACACAGACCACGGCCAGCCGCATTGAGTCCGATGTGCTGTCGTCTGTCATGGAATGGGTGGACGAAATCATTGTCACGCCGTCGGACGTCAAGGTGCGTCTCGACAATGCAGAACCGAAATTTTACTTAAACGTCTCGTATCGCATCAGGCAGTTCCCCAATCTTCGCGGAAACCTGACACTCGCGTTTGCGAACCCGTAACCGGAGGCCGTCTTGAGCTATTATGATCGCGTTTCAGGCCCCATCGCCGCATACCTGCACAGCCAGCTTTCCAACTCTGGCGTGGCGCTAGGAAATATTACCGAAGACACCATTGCGGAATGGTACAGAGCGTACATGGAAGCCAACGCGCCGACGCCGGTTGCGCTGGAGAACGTGACGCCTGACTTCGAGGAAATTTTCAGCGCGCTTCAGATGGAAGTCACCAAGTCCGATAGCTGGCGCGACGCTTCCCAATCGTCTACTGGCAACCTGCTTCTGTCGGCCATTGCGTCAGGCATTGCGCAGAACCAGACTGCGGTCGTGCGCGCGGCGCAGGAAACCATGCTGGACACGGCGCGCCTGCCGAATTCCATCTTTGCCATTGCGCGCATGCTTGGCGTTCGCCTGTTGAGGAAAAAACCTGCGTCAGTCCGCGTCACGCTGAACAACGCAAACCTCGATGCAATCCACGTCATCCCCGCCTACACGCAATGGTCGGTCGGCCGCGCTAAATTTTTCAACCGCGACCAGATTGTCTTCAACGAAGGTCAGGCGCAACAGGCGGGCATTGTGCTGCACCAAGGCACCGTGATGGAGGAAACCTTCACGGCGAATGGAAAAATTCACCAGCGCTACGAAGTCGGCATGTCCAACTTCACCACGTCGGACGAAGACCTTGAGTGCTTCATCAATAACGAGCCGTGGACAAACGTGCAGGATGGCCTCTGGCGCTATCCGAAACAGAAGGTCTACATCGATCTGACAACCGCCAAAGGCGCTGCGGATATTATTTTCGGCAACGGCGTCTATGGCGACGTTCCCCCGGCTGGCGCCGAAGTCAAATTCGTCTACGCCCGCACGGATGGAGCGCAAGGCGCATTCCCGACGATTGGCCTTGCCGTCAAATGCCTGACCAATTCTGTCATCACTGGCCTGACCACGACTGCTTCGCTTGGCGGCGGCGATGAACGCGACCATGAATTTTATCGCGTCAACGCTCCGACGCTTTTCTCTGGACGCGGCAAGGCCGTTACGCGCGCTCAGTACAAGTCGCTGGTGCTGACCTACGACGACGTGATTGACTGCGCAGTTCTCGGACAGCAGGACATTGATCCCAACGATCCGAAATTATTCAACCTCGCGCACGTGTCAATGCTTACGGCGTCGACAATTCCGTGGTCAACCGACCAGTGGAACACGTTCGTCAAATGGCTGACTGAAAGATCGATGATTGGCGTGCATCTGGTGCGCAAAGACCCGACGCCCGTCATCCTCGATGTGACGGCGACAATCTACTGCAAGCCCAACTCGAACCTGCAAGCGATAAAAAATGCGGTTGAGACTGCGCTGCGCGAAAGCCTCAAGCCGACGCTTGGCTCCATTGGGCGAAATATCTATCGCTCGGACATTTACGAAATCCTCACGACCGAGGAATCGAGCGCGCCGTACGTGACGCACGTCAAGCTGGCCGCGCCAATGGTGGACATGACTGTAAATAATTACAGCTACGTCAAGCTGAACAACGTCAGTCTGACGTGTGTGTACGGTGAGCGTTCGGCATGACCACCATTGTAGAGATTGATTACGTCGGTGATTCCGCCACGCTCGCCGTCAGGGCTCACAAGGTCGCTCACAAGCGCCTGCTGACTCCTGCGCTTGCTGACAATGAATTTTTCTCGTCCCTCATGCTGGCGTGGGACGTGGTTGAGCACAACTTTGTCACTGAGCCTCGCCGCGAACTTGGCCGCATGCGTTCGCTGTACCGCCGCGACATTGGTGATTATTTCATCATCAACGGCGAACAGCTTTCGAACGTTCGCGCCGCCCTGTCCTACGTGTTCCTGACGGATCGCGAGTTGCCGCCGCTGCTCACTGCCGCTGGACTCGCCAACATCAGCGACGACCCGCGCGAAATCCCCGAAGACCAGATTGAAATATATTGGGACCGCATCACTGGCGAGAACACGCGAGAGCGAACCTTTGCGACCATCACTGATCGCGTCCGCATTGGCAGGCAGTTTCTCGTCAAGAACGCCAACATGCTTGGCTTTGAATTTTTGTCTGACGAACTGTCGACCGAAGGCTACTGGCGTCTGGCGCAGTACACGTCAATGTATTGGGAGGAAAGCTCCACCTACGGAGGGCTAAACTTCCTTGGCTGGATTCTCAACGCCAAACTCGCTGTCGAACCGCTGTGGTCGAACGACGGTGAAAATTTTATTCGCTACAGCCTCGTTTCGCGCAACCGGTTGCTGACAGTGTTCTCTGGCGTTCGCGCCGCCGAAGTGTCAACGCCGCTGTACTTCCCAACGTCGCGCGTGCTGCTGCTCTACAACGTCGAGGAAAACCCGGACATTGATCTGGAAAAGCTTCGCGAATTTTTTCTTACGCAGGCTCCCATCAACGTTGTGCTGCATGGCATTTCGTCTCTGCCTGTGGAATTCCCCCACGACGCGCCGTCACTCGCCGGGACAATCACTGTGGCGCGTTACACGGCGCGAGCGGAGTAGGTCATGTTTTTTGCAGGTTTGAACAACACAGCAAAGACGACGATTGACGCCGCCGCAAGCGGTGCGCTTCAACTCGGCAATTGGGTGATTGGTGGAACGCCGGGAGTCGACTCTGTCGGTCCTACGTCTACAGTCGCTCCCGACATTCAGCAGACGTTCAACGCGTCGGCAATCAAATGGCTGGCGTTTGGTGCGGGCAAACTCAACCTGTATCTGGAAATTATTCCGACGGCCGAAATCGATCTTGGCTGCATGATTGTGTATCTGTCGGGCGGAGCGCCGCTGGCGTTTGGTCGTTTCAACCAGCGCATCCGCCTGTATCCGGCAGGCGATGACCGCGCCGCCGACCGCATCACAGTCTGCCTGTCGCTGCGCCGCACGAATATTTTCTCCAAGTTCACTCTGCCGCCTGAACAGTCGCTCAACTACGGGATGCCGGAATTCGATACGTACAGCGAATGGCAACTGGCTCCGCAGAACCAAGGACTAATAAAAAAACAGGATGCGTTCGGCCAACGCCCGGCGTTTGTCCTGTTCGACAAGGAAACGTGGCTGACAAACAGTTTCGTCGAAGCCGATCAGGACATGAACATTATTTCCGGCGGTGACGTCGGTGATGAATACCTCTGAGGATAGAAAATGAACGAAGCCATCCTGCTCACGGAAGGGACAAAGGCGATCATGGCAATGATCGTCAACCAAGTCCCGCTGCGGTTCACAAAGTTTCGCATCGGCTCCACGGTGAGCTATACGCCGCGCATCACTGACACTGACGTTCGCGGCTACGTCTATGAAGGCGGTGCTGATGCAATGCGCTGGTTCTTGGGAGAGAACCCGGAAATATTGGTGATTGAACTGACGCTCAATTCCAGCATTGGCGACTTCAACGTCGGCAACATTATGGCGTTCGACCAGAACGGCAAACCGTTCGCCGCTGGTGTTCGCACGACGCCGCTGCCGAAAATAAAGACGACGACGACGCAGCAAGGTTCTGAACTCATCCTGCAATTCGCAGTCCGCATCCTGTCCAACGAAAAGGCTTCGTCGTTGCAGGTGCTCGTGGAGAACTCTGCGGCGCTTCCCGTTGTGGACACTGAAGACGGGCTTGTCGGATCGCCGCCGGGCGACGCAGAGTTCCCGCTTTACGTGGTGCAAAATTTTAACGGGCTCAACACGCCTGCATTGCTGTACGCTGACGCGGACAATGACACGTGGTGGGTGAACAACATGTTCCAAGCCTACCACGAAGGCTACTTCACAACGCTTAGCGGCGGACGCGTTGGAGATAAATATTCAAGACCGGCTGGCAAGCTGTATTTCGGCGGCTACTTCAACAAGCTGGACACTTCAGGCGGCACACTCAACGGCGGCACGTTCGGAGACAACGCAAGTTCTGTCTCCATCGGCGGCGGAAATTTTGGAGACTGACGAATGCACGGCCCTTATCACATCACTTTCCGTCTCGGTGAAGCTGTTATCAATGATCCTGCCGAAGCACCGGTTGCAGGCGAACCGTTTTGGGACGTAATTACGCACCGGCTGCAAATTGCGACCGGCGCCGATACCGTTGTCCCGTTTGCGCCTGTCAACGACCACGGCGGTATCGCTCCGGGTTTCGACACGTACGACAACGATTTTTCCTTGAAGGCATCCTTCAAGATTGGCGCGCCGTGGGGATCGCGTCAGCTTCCGTCCATCACAAACCACAACGCGCCGACGTACGGCATTTATTTCACCAAGGACATTTCCAACAACCCGACCGGCGTTGCCGTCACTGTCGATGAAGAAGACACAGTCATCTTCGGTCACGACGATGTGGACGTGAAGAAAAAAATCATTGGCCGCGCCGGATCGAAGGTCTATGGCGTTTCGGAAGCTGATGACTTTGTGCTGGCCGCAATCAACAAGTCGCTCGACGACAACGCCGACATTGTAGCGACGTGCGTGTATGAAACGCGCCTCGATGCTGACAAGGGAAGCTGGCGCGACCGGCTCGGTGCAGTGTCATGGCGTCACGAAGCGGCCTCGACCGTTCGCGGCGTGAAAAGAAAATTTCCGTCGACGGCTCTCATTGTCGCCCGCACCGACAAGCTGCAAATCTACGACGCGGACGATGTGAACCTTGCGCTCTGGATGACGTTCACCTACGGCCCTGACCGCTGGCTTCGCGCCGCGCCGACTGCTGTTGACGCGCGCAACGGCGTCATTCTCATTGCGTCGGCAACCGGCCTCATGCTGTTCGATCTGCCGAACGACGAGGGATATTTTTTCACCGAACAGTTCCGCTACCGCTACTCGACGCCAGTTTCGAAACGCAACGACACGGCGCAAGCCATCAACGTTGGCTCCATCAACAGTCAGGGCGCAGTCGGCTCTGCGCTGTTCGGTGACGTGGCAAAAATTGCTGCGGGCATTTCGTCGGCCTCATTCGTCGATCCGCTCACTGGCATCAACCGCAACTACGTTGCAGCCGTTGGCGAGACGAACGGTTACGTGATTACGCCGTCGCGCACTGTGCTGCTTGTCGGACAGGACAACGCGTTCACTGACGTTGCGTGCTCTCCGTACGGGGATATTTTCATGGCTGGCGAAGACGCTATCAAGGCGTTCCGCCCGCAAACCCTGTTCGCTTCGTCCGACTCGGAATTCCTCGACAACGACGGCTTCATTGCGCCGCTGTACGAGTACAAGACGCGCGCCGCCAACGTCAACAAGCTCTGCCTGCCCGTCTATTCCAACGGCTCGCATCCTGTTCTGGTCGCTGCGCACGGAAGCACAATTGCAGCCGCGTGGAAAAATTCATCCTCGCAACTCATTCTGGCTCGCGTCATCGAGAACAAGACTGACCCGGATCGCGGCATGGTCGCAATGCAATCGGAAGACTGGTCTTCCGGCTGGCTCATTGGCGACTGCAAGGGCGCGTGGCTCGCAAACTCGAAAACGCTTGATCGCTCTGGCCGTGCAACCAGCCTGACGCAGAACGGCACTGTTCCCGAAGCGCTCGTCTCCAAGGTGAAAGCCTACGGACCGTTTGCATCAGGCAATTATTTCTCTGCTGCATACGGCGCCAACACCATCAGCCTTCCTGCAACCGGCTGGTGCATTCCGTTTTGGGCGAAAATTCCTGCGACGACGACCAATCAAGTCCTGTTCGAGATTTCGTCCTCCGACGCAAACGAAGACTATCTGCGCGTCGAGATTGATGAAGTCGAAACCAACGCCGATCCGGACACGCCCGCCGTCGCGCGCACTGCATTGAAGGTCACGCACCGTTCGAACGGAAACGTCATTACCATGGTGTCGTTCAACGCCGTGGATAATAATCAGTGGTCGCTGTTTGCAATCGTGAAGCGCGGCAACCGTCTCATGGTGAGCTACAACGGCGTATTTTTTATGGCGTACACCTTCACGCCGACGCTGGCCGCAAACTATCGCGGCGTGCAGAACGCTTCCTGCTCGCTCTACATTGGTCGCGGCGTTCGCACGCCTGCTGCTCCGTTCGAAGGACAGATTGCGCTCATGCGCTGGTGCTGGACGCCTCCGACCGACAACCAGCTTGAGACGATGCTGGATTGGGAGCGCCAATTTTTCACCAACACTGGCAGCGCGGACGAATTCCACTTCGGCGCGTCGCCGGAGGAAATCCGCGCAATCGACATTGACCCCATCACTGGAACGCTGGCGCTGGCGACCGACCACGGCGTCTACCAGTACGAGCGTTTCCGCATGACGAATAATTTCCTGCCCGACAACTCCAACATTCCGTCTCTCGATGTGAATGACGTGTCGCTGCGCGCGGGAAACATGGTGTGTGGCACGGCTGACGGAACGTGGGCTTCTTTCCCGCCCATCAGCATGCGTGAGAAAGTATCGACGGTTCTCGATGCGTCGACTCCGAACGAGAATTATTTCGTCACGAACGCTGGCGGCAGCTATCAGGAATACAACGCGGGCACCAACACGATTACGGAAACGCTCGCCGCCGTCATTGAAATTCCGCCCGACACGACCGGCACAATCGACACGGACATTACTGTCTGCCCCGTCTTGGATGATCCCAAGCCTGTTGAGCCGCACGTGTGCAACGGAACTTACAACGTGCAGCCGTCGCCAGTTGCACCGCCGACCGATGTGACAACGCTCGCTGGCGCTGATTGGGCCGCGTACGTAAATTATCACCCCGACCTTCTGGCGGAGTGGTCGCGCCCGGCCATTCAGGCGCTCTCAATCTTCCGCACCAACGGAATGCCTGACATAAGAAAATATGGCTTCTGGCATTACGGCTACCACACGATCAGCCCGCAGCCCGGCAAAGACCCGGAAAACCGTTACGTGCCGCCGTGGCCTTCAATTGCAGTCACGCCGGTTGAACACAACTGCGTTGGCGACGACTCGGTAAATATTCGTATCGAGCCGATTGCCGGAACCAACAATCTGGCAGTGTGGGTCGAACACCCTGCGGATCAACTGTTCACAATCCAGACGAACGTGTTCGAGAATTATTTGCGTCCAAGCGGCGGTTTCAACAGCGGAATGCTCGACTGGCGTTCTGAGTTCAACTGATCCAGCAAACGAAGGAATTATTTCATGGATTTCGCAGGTTCCAAGATTACGCTGGATTACACTGACGTTCTGTCGGCTGTTGTCTGGGATACGGCTCGCGATCAGGACGTTGGTCTGTGGCGGGAATTCTGGCGCGCTTCTGGCGTCGCCAACGAGACGCAGACGCCGACCGTCAAGACGGGAGCGCCATCGTGCATGTTTGTCATTGCCCGCACCGGCGCCGTTGAACTCATCGATGCGACCGAACCGGTTCGCAAGGAAGTCCCGCACTACGGTCCGCAAATTTTGCGCATTTGGGGTCCGCTCGCTGTCGATGCAGTCACCAACGCGCACGCGGCTGAAGGCATGATTGCCGTTCGTGCAGGAAATAATCTCTACCTGTTCGACCTATACACGCGCGCCGTGATGAAGATGACGACTGCCGGGCTGTTCCTGTGCAAGCCGCCCAACAACGAAACGTGGGGCGAACGCTGGGGATCGGAAGTTCTCGTGCAGATTGGCACGGCGGCGCTCACGGCAAACGCTTCTGGCCGCGTGCGTTGCTCGCGCGCAGTCAGCATGTTTGCAAAGCCTGTGGCCCGCCCAACGCAACGTCCGTATATTTTCGTTGAGAGCGGCGCAGTCGTGTCGGCTCTGACGCCAGACCTTCGCAGCGTGCAGTGGACGGCTTCCGGCTGGGTTGGCGTCTATGATCTGGACGTTCTGCCGCGTGGAGAGATTATTTTCCGTGGCGGTGCAACGGATGCTGGATCAAAAGCCGTTCTGCTTCGCCCTGACAACTGGTTGTGGCCTGCCGGATCGACAACTGTCACGACTGCCGGTCAAGGCAGCGTCATTTTCGGAGCCAACAATGAAGTGGTTGTCCCTGACGGCTCTAAGATTGGTCCCGGCAACAACGAAGTTGGTCTTCGCCTGCGTTCTGCTGGAGTCGATACTGGCGTGACGCTGGTTGCCGATCTGGATACAGCGCTCGGCGGACAGAGAATTATTTCCGAAGGTTCGTTCGGTCCGAAAGTGCCCGGCATTGCAATGGCGATGGTGTGTGCGGGCGGAACTGACCCGGAAGACGACATTCTCACCAACAGCGCAGATTTCACGAAAACGGGAACGCTGACGTCCACGATTGTCAAAGGGAAAAAATTCTGGGCGGGCTGGGCGACCGGCAACTATCTTGCGGCTGACTACGCGGGAGCCACCATTCCGCTGTACGCTGGCGGTTTCCTGTCGAACTCGTGGTCCATCGCCGGGGAAATTATTCGCACCGGCACATGCGACAACGACGTAGTTCTGGAATTCGGTTACAACCCGTCGGGATACTCTGGCGACGCGTTCAAGCTGTTTGTCGAGAGCAACGTTCTCAAGTTTGTCTCGTCGCAGGACGGCTACGCCACGGCGGAAGTCACGCTGGTTCCAATGACGGGCGAACTTCCGCTCAACAAGCCTGTGCCGTTCCTGTTCGGTTTCGACAATGGTATTTTTTATCTCATTGCCGATGGCCGCAGGGTTACGGCGTCCGGAACGCAGCCCGTCAACACAAGCGCCGTCATTCGCGTGGGCCTTGGCGTCAACGGATCGCAGCCGCTCGACAACGCGAAAATTTCTTCGCTCACCTTTGGCAAGAACGGCCGCATCAAGGCGGCTGACCGTGCGGCGCTCGAAAACCTCAACACGCTCACGGAAGCAAACTCGGCTGAAATCGTCGGGGATTATTTCCAGCTTGTCGGCGGTGACGACGAATTCGATTCCTACAGCCTCATCACGGAAGCCAATCTCTACAAGGTTCAGAACGGCGAAATCATTGCCTCGTCTGGACTGCGCAACTACGATCTGGCGGGCGTGACCAACATTGCCTTCAACGTTCGCGGCTGGCGCGCGGCGGTATCGTTCACGTGGGACAGCAAGAATTGGGCGCGTCTTCAGAACGCTCCAATCACGTTCGACCGTTCCGAGTACGAAAAATTCCTGACGCAATACCGCGTTCGCCCAAAGAACGATCTTGATCTGGAGTTCACCACCGGCGCCACTGTCAACAAGGTTGGCCCGCGCCTCACTGTGCAGCCGCGTCGTCAGGAAATATTCGAGATTGACGCGGTTGCAGTGCAGAACACTGGCCTCATCCGTCGCTTCAAGGGAACGCTCATCCTGCGTCGTCTCGAAAGCGGCGATGCAGTCGCGCTCGCAGTCATCGCTGGCGAAGGTAACACACTCGCCAGCACGGACGTAACTTTCACCGCTACCGCCGACGGCGGATACCTCACCTTTGTAGCAACCTCCACTCCGCTGGACTGGACTGCTAAAATCAATCGCCTCGCGGCTTAACGGAGAAATATTTCATGAGCGACGTATCGACAATCATTCTGCGTTCGGGCGCAGAGGCCAGCGCAGACCTTGCAGTCATGGGGCTCGGCTACGCCAGCAACACCAACGTCCTGCTGGTTGGAACGGGAAACCCGGAAACCATCATTCGCGTTCCGACCAACCGCACGACTGGCAACTTTGAGTTTGCCGAAAACTTCAACGTCACGCGGATCAAGATTTCCGGAGGCCAGATCAACGGCACGCCCATTGGCGCAGACATTCCCGACTCTGGAAATTTTTCCAACCTCATTCTCGAATGGTACGACGACGAAGGCGAACAGTCGGCGTCGAACGATCCAATCCAGCAATGGCGCTCGTCTTCAGTGAACCACGAACTTGCGTACGAAGGCATTGACGCTTCGACGTACGGTTTCGTTGAGCGCTACAACGCCGACGATGGCGGACTGAAAATAAACGGCGTCACTTCAGCCGTCACGGCCATCGACATTGCAGGCTGGGCCGAAACGTCCACTGTGCCGTCAACCAAGACTGCCGCGTCGCGTTCGGTCGTTGAATTCACGGCCTACGGCGCCGTGTCTGGCGAACAGGCTGCAATCACCGGCAACTCCAACGCGTTCGGCTGGTATTCGTCGACCGAAGAAGGAAAAATTGCAGTCGGCTTCCTCACCGCTGACGGCGATCTGCACCTTGACGGCTCTGCGACCATTCAGTTGTTCGATGATTGGGACGACGTGAAACTGGTTTCCGGTCTTCGCGGCATGATGATCCCGCCCGGACAGGAAGGCGATCTGCTGCGCGACCAGTTCAGCGACATGATTGCCTACGCTCGCGAACCGATGGAACGCCACGGCATTATTTCGGTCGATCCTGAGACGGGTAAAGTCTACCTCAACATGAAGCGCGCAATGTTCCTCGTGTTCGACGCGCTTCGTCAGGTTGGTGACCGTTTGACGGTTGCTGAAGACAAAGCCGACACGGCTCTAGACCTAGCTCTCGCCAAGTAACAACAGAAAAATTCAGGAGAAGAAGAATGAACACCCGCACACGCACCACGTCCAAGCCTGCTCTGGTTCAGGCTCAGCCGCAACAAGCGCCAGTGATCAACGTGCCCGGTCAGCCGCAGACCGTCAACGTTGATGCAATGATGCGGCAAATGCGCGCTCAGCAGACAGTCATGTCGAGAAAAATTGCGCAGTTGACCGAAGAAACGACGAACAAGGAAGTCGATCTCGAAATTATGCGAGTCGACGTCAAGAACGCCAACGAGCGCGTGGACGTGGTCAACATTCGCAACATTCTGCTCAACAACATGTTTGCCTTCCTGCTTGAAGAAGGTCACCTGACGGACGAGCAATTCCAAGCTGCGATGGTCGAAGCTGAACATTCCATGCGTCACTTCATCAGCGATCAGAACGTCCTGCGCATCATGGAAGCCAACATTCAGCACGTGGCTGGAAATATTCCCAACTTCCGTCAGGAGTACAACCAGCGCAAATCCTCACAGAACGGCGGCAAAGGCGCGTCCAACTGATGCGTGGCGATCATGCGCCTGTGAAGGTACTGGAAGACGACGGGGAGGAAGACGCCTCCCCGTTGGTGCAGAAATATTTGACCAACCAGCGTCTTGCCGAGTTTGCCAGTCTGTTTCGTATCGTCAAACACGCAGACGGCAGCGCAGAGCTTCATTTCCGTGAAGGCATTCGCTTCGTGTCTGAAAAGGACGTGGTCATTTCCAGCGGCATGCGAAATAATCCCAATCGGCCGGGTTACGTTTTCGGCATTTGGGAAAACCCGCCGCTGGATCAGGACGGAAACCCGATGCAGGTGCTTCCCTTCAAGGAAATTGCATCGGGGTCCATCCATTTCCTCACTGCATATTTTACGCAGAGCGGAAAGCTGAAAGTCCCTTCGGGCTATTTGCCGCCCGCAATGTTTGACATGCCAAAGTCACACGCTAATTCCAACGTGAAGTGCAGCCATACCTGACCACTAGAAGTCCGGGTGGATGGAGCTAGGATTATTTCTCCTACCCGGAAACCCATAATGGTTCAGCGTTTCATAGTTGTACGAGAAGACCTTGGCGTCGGTGATAACTATCTGAATACTCCAGTCACGCTCTACCTCACGAAAAAAGGGCACTGGCATCCAGATATTTCCCAAGCCAGAGCATTCTGGAGCAGATGGGAAGCCGACCAGCATATCCTGACTTCCCTCAAAGGGGACAAACGATTCGCATCACGCGAGTACCCCTACACGGAAACGCCGTAGCACACAAAGCGGCTTCTTGAGAAATAAATAATCAAAAAGAAGCGTGAATGGATAGCGGCCTTCTTACCCAAGTTGCAGCGTACGATTCTGCTTTTGCAGCCGTTCTGACGGCTCGCGAAACCTATCTGCACGCCAACAAGAATCCCGGTCAGACGAACCAAGAATATACCGACGCGCTTGAAGCTGCTGCGGAAGCGTTTCTGCTGTGGTGGGAACACGACAAGCGCCCGGCGATAGCCAACGGATATATTCAAGCGCTCGCAGGCTACGTCACGCAAATGCTGATGATGCCTGACGCCGTTCCGCAATTGCTCACCGTCGATCACACGCCGACGGCGCTCATGGATCAAGGAAATTTTATCGGGCAGTTCAAGGCGGCGGTTCATTCCGTCTATCTCGATCCGACTGGACCGGGCGGACTGGCGATTACCGAATGGGCCGAAGCGCTCGAATTGCAGATTGCCAACGAGCCTTCCGAACTCGCGCGCTACTCGCAGCGTTATGCTGCAAAGACTGAAGCGCTGCTGACAATGACAAACTTCGAGGACGTTGCATTCCTTGAAGTCCCGCGCGCCAACGTTCGCGACTATATTTTCACAACGCTTGGCTGGGGTCCGTTCCTCAAGGGTGTGTCTGGCCTTCATGCAGCGGGCATTTACGCCTACCCGCGCGACAATAATTTCGAACTCGCCATTCTTGAACCCGCCGAGATTGACGGTCCCGATCCGGACGTTTACGCAATCCAGTTCATCACGCCGGGGCTCGTGCCGTTCTTCGTTCGCGAAGCAATGCTCGACACGTTGTTCTCCGCCGACGACGCGACCAACACGCTGAGTTGGGGTGCTGGCACAGCGTACTTCATGACGGACACGAACCAGCCGTTTTCAAAGGCGTTCAACGCCGGTTCGATGCAGTTCACCGGACAGAAAATTTACGTCGCGTACTCGTTCCTGCTGAACGATCTGATTGCGACGACAAACCCGGCGACCGCGTATCAGGCCGGGCAGATTATTTGCGCAATCTACAACGGCGACTTCAACTTGATTACGCGCAACGCTCGGCAGGCAATTCGCGGCTCTGACGTTATCGTCGGATCGATGACGCCGGATCGCCTTGCAGACGGAATTCTCGACGCCACAATCAATCTTGGCGACAGCAACCTGAACATCAAGGGTTACGAAGGCCGCATCCAGCTTGGCTCGGATGCTGACCCAATCATGTTCATCGGCCATCACACGTCGAACGGCTTTGACTACGACAGCGGATATTATTTCCGCACAGACGACGGCGAAGTGCTGTTCGAAAGCAAGCTGGGTCTTGGCGCCAACACGGTCGGCAGCGGTCAAATCCGCCCGGCCAGCATTTACGAATACCACCTGAACTTTGGCAACCGCACCATTCAGGAAGAAGGCATCACGGTTTCCGTCTCTGCGATGGAAAATATTGTGTCGTGGTCTTCTGGCGTCATTACGTGGGTCGATAACCTCGGCAACACTGTCACGACTGAAATCCTCGCAGGCAACGCAGAGTACGAAGGCGCTACAGTGTTTGTGCTGTGGACGCCGGGCGAAGATCACTTCGAGACGACAACCAATCCTGCGGTCGCCTACGCGGATGGCGTGTATATTTTCCTGACCTACAACGGCGGCAACAACGTCGCGCGAAACTTTGCGTCCACCATTATCGATGGCAACCGCATTCGCACAAACTCCATCGACGTAAACCGCCTGCTGTCAAACTCTGTCTTCACGCAGAACCTCTACCTCGGCAGCGACAGATTTATGCTGGACGGCGTTGAGCGCCGCATGGTCATCAAGGACAACGCAGACACGACGCGCGTCTACATTGGCCGCGAAGGCAGCAACTTTGTCTTCAAATTATACGATATCAACGGCAACCTCATGGTCGGGTCGGGCGCGACCGACAGTTATGGCCGCGTTGATACTCAGTTGGGTCTGCATGAAGATACGCTAGACGATATCGGCTTGGCGCTCGCCGGTCTGGCGGACGACGTAAATATTATCACTGGCGTCTACGACGACGTTGGCGAGAGCATCACGGAAATTCAGGCGCAGATTGACGAACTGCTCGACAACATTGGCGACCTTGAAGGCGAAGCCCTCAACGCGGCGCGCATCGAACTCGAACTGTTTCGCGGCTTTCGCTACATTGGCGCGCTTGGCAATCTGGACTTTTCGCCCAACGCCGATGGTGATCCCGGCCTCATCCGCGTTGCAGGGAATTATTTCGATCACCCTGAGCTTGGCAACACGAGCGTTACGACTCCGGTGCAGTTTCGTATTCCGTGGATTGCGCACCTTGCGCCGCCGGGACGCTGGTTCATTGTCATCTGGTCGGAAGAAGCCGTGTCTACGCGCTTCCCCGGCGCCAGCATTGGGGCAGGACATTTTTTCCCAGCGCTGCTGACGGGCGACGCATGGCGCGCTTACACCAGCGGATCGCTGGTCGGTGTCGGCTTTACGCCGCGCCAGACGGACGTTGTGTGCGCAATCTTCTCGAAAAAACCCGAACTCAACGGCGTCGATAACGTCAACAGCTACATTCGCGAAACGCAAGTCATCAACTCGCGCTTTGACGAGATTGAAGCCGTTGTCGGCGGCGAGAGCGACGGCCCTGACGATGAAGGTTCAATTTTTGCGCGTATCTCGAACCTCGGCGTTGTCATTGCAGACGAGAGCTACACGCGCGCCACGCAATACGACTTGCTGGAAACGCAGTTGGGCGTCGCGACCGCCAGCATTGAATCGCTCGAAACGGTTACTTCCGATCTGGATGACGCATTCGCCACATACCAGATTGCCGTAGACACTCGGTTCGATACAGCCGAATCAAATATTTCCATCAATGCCACGGCGATTTCGAACGCCGTGGCGTCCATTGCGTCTCAGAGCACGACGCTGCGCTCGGAAATGGCGCGGCTCAACTACGACTCGCTGACCAAGAACCCGACATTCTCCAACTACGAGACGACGCCGGGCGCGCCGGGCGATTGGGTGCTTGACGGTTCAGCCACGCTTGCGCGCGTCGCTGGTGTTTTTTCTTCCTACGGTGTTCGCGTCACCACTGCTTCAAACGCAGCGGGCGGCGTGTCGCAGCAGCATGTCGGCATTCCGAACGGAAAATATAACATCGAGTTTGCGACCAAGCTGTTCTCTGGCGAATACACTGGCGGCGGCGTTCGTCTCACAAAGTCGGACAACTCGCAGATTGCCGCGTACTCGTTCCACAACACGCCTGACGCCAACGGCGATTCTTCCACGACCAAGGCTGGCCCGCGTCTGTTCCGCCCACCTGTCGTAAATATTGTCACGTCAGATGGCGTGGTCAACGTTCACCTGTATTCGCACAACTCGACGTTCGGACAAGCCATCACGGCGGCAAACTCAATCGAGTTCCACCAGTTCACGCTTCGCTCAATCGATGCGGTTGGCGTTGAAGTCGCTGCGGTGCAGGCAAACCTGTCGGTGAATTATTTCACATCGACGGAAGTCATTGGTCAGATTGCGTCTGCGGCGTCTGGCCTGCAAACCGAATTCACGTCCTACATCGATCAGGAACTCGACACGCTTTCGTCCGTCATTGAGTCGACGTACTACACAAAGACGGAGACGGACGGCGCAATCGAAACGGCGACTGGCGTCATTACCGACGAGATTGGCTCAATCGTCAGCAACGAGATTGACGCGGTCAACTCCAACCTGACGACAAATTATTACACGCGATCGCAGACGGACGGACAGATCAGCACGTCAGTCTCCACGGCTCAGACGGCGTTGCGTTCGGAAATATCTCGCGTCGGAAACAGCCTGACGACAAACTCTGCGTTCACCAACTACCCGACGACGCCGGGCAACCCGGTCGATTGGGCAAACGCAGGCACGCCGGGAACGATTGAACGCGCGGCTGGACGTTTCTCCGCTTACGCTGTTCGCATTGTCGGCTCGGCAGGATCGAACGGCGGCATTACGCAACAGATCAGCGGCATTCCGAGTGGAAAATATATGGTGGAGATTGCCACTGTATTGTTTTCCGGCGCCTACACTGGCGCAGGCGTTCGCCTCACGCGCAACTCTGACGGCGCAGTGATTACGAGCCTGCCGCTTGCGACCACGCCAGACACGGCGAGCATTACGTCCAGCAGTCAGACGGGTCTTCGCATGTTCCGTCCGCTGGAATTCGACTACGTGTCAACCAACGGCGTCATCAACGTTGAACTGTGGGCGCACCATTCGTCCTTCGGATCGGTCGCCAGCGCCAACAGCGTCGAGTTTCACCAGATTATTTTCCGTCCAATCTCGGCGGAGAAGGCTGCGGTCAACAGCGTCAACGCAAACCTGTCGACAAACTACCTGACGTCGACTCAGACGACCAACAATATTTCCACGGCAATCTCCAACCTGTCCAACACGCTCACGTCATACATTGACGGTGAAGTTGGCGACCTGAATTCGTTGCTGACGACTAGCTACAGCACGACTGGACAGATGAACTCTGCAATTGCGTCTTCCACGGCTTCGCTGGACACGACGCTGCGCGCCTACATCAACGCGCAAGACTCTGCGCTCAACACTGCGCTGTCGAATTCCATCAACTCGCTGTCGTCTACGCTGAACTCAAATTATTCCACGACCACGCAGATGAACGGCGCGATTGCAGCGGCGACCGGTTCGCTCTCAACTGCTCTCACGTCATACATCGACACTGAGATTAACGCGCTCACTGGCGGCGGTGGCGGATCGCTGCAAGGCCAGATTGACGCCATCGAGTCAAACCTGTCCACGAATTATTTGACTTCGACGCAGGTCACCGACAACATTGCCTTTGCCGTTTCGGAAGCCGTCACTGATCTTACGTCCTACGTGGACGGAGAAGTGAACGACATAAACTCGAACCTGAGCACAAATTTTTACACGCGATCGCAGACGGATGGAGTCGTCAGCACTTCTGTCGCAAACGCCACGACGACGCTTCGCTCCGAGATTGGCGGCGCAGTCATCAACCTGCTCGCCAACGGACAATTTTCCAACTACCCGACGACGCCGGGCGCACCGGCAAGCTGGTCTGTGTGGAATTCTCCGACCCTGACACGCGTTGCGGGCAAGCTTTCGGCGTACGGCCTTCGCATTGTCACGACTGGCGGCACCAACGGCGGCGTTACGCAGCAGATCACAGGACTGCCGACCGGAAAATATATGGTCGAGATTGCGGCTTCGCTGATTTCCGGCAACTGGAACGGCGCTGGCTTGCGTCTGACGCGCAACTCTGACGGCGCAGTCGTGTCTGCTTACCACCTTGCAGCCATTGCAGACTCGAACAACGTGATTTCATCGACGCAGACTGGACTGAGATTTTTCCGTCCAGAGGAATTCACGCATAACGCGACCAACGGCGTTGTCGATATCGTTGTGGCCGGTCACCACTCAAGCCTCGGCAGCATTGCCGACGCCAACACGATTGAAATCCACCAGATCACCTTCCGCCCAATCTCTGCGGAAAAATTGGCTGGCAACAACCTGCTCGCCACGCTGACGAACAGCTATTCCACGACGACTGTCGCCAACGAATACGTCAACAACGCAGTGTCGCAAGCGTCGCTGACGCTTACGTCGTATGTGGACGACGAGATTTCCGATCTTGCTGGCGCTGTCGATGGACAAGTGAACGCAATCAACGCGACACTGACCAACGACTACTACACACGGACAGTAACGGACGGAAATATTTCTACGGCTGTCTCCAACGCTCAGCTTGCCTTGCGTTCAGAGATTGCAGGCGCATCGGCGTCGCTCATCCGCAACCCGACGTTTGTCAACTTCCCGGCGCTGACGGGAGCGCCGCCAAACTTTACGTCTGTCGGAGCCCCGACGCTTGCTCGCGTCGCTGGCAAAATGTCGCCGTACGGATTGCAGATCACTTCCACGTCCGGTGTCGCGGCCAGCGTGACGCAACAACTGACTGACGTTCTGCCGGGAAAATATTCAATCGAGTTTGTCACGTCGCTCGTGTCTGGTTCGTACGTGGGCGCTGGCATCATTCTCATCGACTCGAACGGAACGACCATTGCGTCATTCCCGGCCAGCGGCATTCCAGACACCAACGTTGAAACGTCTTCGGCCAAGACTGGCGTCAGATATTTTCATCCTCCCGAGTTTACAATCAACACGCCGGGCAACAATGGTATCGTCAACGTCTACGTCGCCGCGCACCACGCAGGCATTGGATCGATTTCGACAGGCAACTCTGTAATTTTTCACCAGATCAGCCTGCAACCTGTCAGCGCGGCGCAGACTGCAACGTCAAACCTGTCTGCAACGCTGACGAACAGCTATTCCACGACGACTCAAGTCAACGGCCTTATTTCCACAGCTACTTCGGAATTGAGGAACGAGCTTCAGTCGTACGCCAACAATGCTGCTGGCGCCGTGTCGTCCAACCTGACGACCAACTACTCTACCACGACACAGGTCAACGGACTTATTTCCAACGCCACGTCCAGCCTTCGCACCGAACTTCAGTCGTACGCCAACAACGCCGCTGGTGCAGTGTCGGCCAACCTGACTGCAAATTATTACACCAAGACGCAAACCTACACGCAGGCTGAAACTGGTTCGCTCGTCAACAGCGCCATTGCCGGTTTCAACCTGATGGCAAACACGTCATTCAGCAACCTGAACTCGACAGTCGGAATTCAGGGCGAAGCAATCTCGACGCTGGAAGACAACTCTGCAATCCTCAACCTCGTTGCGGCCGCGTCTGGTGGAAACCCTGCAATATTTTCCTTGCTGTCCGGCATTGGCGGATCGCTTGCCCGCATTGTCAGCGACAAGTTTTCCATTCTCAACTCTGGCAGCGGCGGCGCGCTGGTAACTGCGCTGGAAGCCGTCAACGGTATTGTCCGCATTCTCAACAAGCTGACGCTTGGCGCAAACAACGAGATTGAGTTTGAGCCGTCAATTCCGGCAATCATCTTTGGCTTTGGCGCGACAAAGCTTGTGCTGGGGAAAAATTTCGGCGCTTCCGGCAACCTCGTGTTCTGGTTTGGACCCAACGTCGCAATTGGCTCGATGACAAAGCTCAACGCGACGTTCTGGTTCGACAATGCAGGCGACGCATATTTTGGCGGATCGTTCTCGGCGGGTACGCTGTCGCAGTCTGTTTCCAACCCGGCGCTTGTAAATAATGCACAAGTCTCGACCGGCACGTTCGGTTCGAACGGCGGGACAATTCAGGTCGCTTACAGCATCACGTCCAGCGGCGGATATTTTTCTGGCCCCGGCCACGGCGTCCCAACTGGAAGCGGAACAGGCACGAACACGGCTTACGTCGATCTGTATCGCTCGATTGGCGGCGGTGCTGAATCGCTTGTCGGCACAATCATGGCGACGGGCACGTGGGAATATGAAGCAAACCCCGGCGAACTGATTTCAAGCTGGAATTTTTCCGGTTCGGGCACATTCACCGATCCCTCGCTCAGCACGTCGAACCGGGCTTATCGCGCCGTGTTGCGCAACGTGACGATCAACAACCCGGTGGATGGATATTCGAACGTTCAGGTCCAGCGCCTCGCCATTGTGACTTCGGAAGAATAGATGACCACGCTCGTAAGTAGAAAATATTACACCCTCGGAGCGCCTCCGCCGGTTGCTGACATTGACGTTGGACTGGAAACAGTCATTGCGACAATGCAGATTGAAGCGCTTGGCAACTTGCTGGAAACCGGAGACACCTTTCAGGCTGGCCCTGCCAAGCTTCAAGGGCATTTTTTCAAACAGGGTAAATATTTCGAGTTCCAGTTTTCGCCGCGTCGCAGCCTGTTTCAGGCAAGCGGTCTTGCAGTGAATGCTGGCATCAAAACCAAAGAAGGTCTTCAGGACGATTGGGGTGATGAAATCTGGCCTGACGTGACGTGGATTGATTACACGTACGTGGTTGGCGACTTCTATCACCGCATTGTGCCGTAGCCTAATTATCTGGACGGAGATTTGACATGAGCAAGCTGACAGACGTTGGCGCCGCGTATCTGGCGTCCCTCATTTTTTCAGAGACATTTCATGTCGGCTGGGGAAGCGGCGCGTCATGGTGGGACTCGAACCAGAGTGAAGTGTTCCAGTTCACGGCAAACTTGAAAACGCTGGCGCACACAAATATTACGTCAGTTGTGGTCAAGTCGCTCGATGACGTGACGACGTACACAACGCCCGGCGACTACAGCGTCAACTTGGCGACTGGCGTTCTGACGCGCAACCCTGCGGGCACAATGGCGAACACGACCGACTATCGCGCCTATTATTTCGCAACTCGTCCAGAACCGTCTGTCGCGGCCACTGGTCTGGTTGATTTCCTTGGCTTGCTCAAGGTAACCGAGAAGGTTTACGTCGAACCTGACATTGCAGGCGTTCTGTCGACTGGCGATGGCGAGACTTGGACAGAGAGCGTTTCACCGACGCCATACATCTATCTCGAAGCTGCATACGACTACGGAGACGAAAGCACGGAAATAATCCGGGAAATCGGAGTCTTTGCTGACGTTACACTCGACGGCGGACTGCCTGTCGATCAAACCTACTTCCCTCCCGCCGACATTTCGGACATGGGCACCATTCTCAACGTAGAAAATATTGCGCCGCTGACACGCTCGATTTCCAATCGCGGCATTTTCAGCATTGTGCTTCGTTTCGCTGACGCTGGTGCGTAATTCATGATTGACAATAGAACAGTCTACAGGGACTACCCGCTTCCCAATGAAGCCAACAAGATGCGGACGGAGGACCTTCCGCGCTTCATTGAGGCGTTGGAAACCATCGACGATGAAATCAACACGATATTTTCCACGTTTGCGACTGCGTCGTACGTGGATGATGCTGTTGCTGCTCTGATTGGTGACGCTGGCGCTGCGCTCGATACGCTTGGCGAACTGGCCGATGCTCTGGCGGATGACGCCAACTACGCCGCCACCATTGCGACGACTCTTTCCGGCAAGCAGGCTGCACACGCAAACCTCGATGATATTTCCGGCCTGACGTTTGCGACCGGCAAGGTCATTTACGGCACGGGTGCAGGCACAATCGATCTTGCAGACTCGACTAGCTACGGGCGTTCAATCTGGAACGTTGCAAACGAGGCTGCGTTCAAGTCGCTGGTCAATCTGGAAAACGCGGATATTTTATCTGCTGTTCTTGCCTCTGATGGATCAGGCTCAACTCTCGACGCCGATCTGCTTCGCGGCACGACACCGTCAGTGTTTGGTCTGTCTCTACTCGATGATGCCAACGCTGCTGCCGGTCTGGCGACGCTAGGCGCACTCGCTGCGTCATCATACACTGCTGCCGATGTGTTGTCGAAAATATTGACGGTTGATGGCGCTGGTTCTCTGCTTGACGCCGATCTGTGGGACGGAAATAACTTTGCCACGTACCTCAACCAAGCGTTGCTCACGTCGTCTTCGCCGTCGTTTGCGGCGCTGACAATCACGAGCGCGCTCAACCTGCAATCGTGGACTTCCTCCAACACTGACATTGACACGCTCATTCCCGGCACGTCTGCTGGTGCGTTGATTCAAGGGCCGTCCAACTCGCATGTCGTGGTTGGTATTCGCGGCAACGACTCGAACGATGGCTTTTACGTCATTGACACAAATAATGGCGGCGCAGTTTCGTACGCTCAAGTTCTGCTTGCGCTGACCAACAATAATTTCCAGTACAAGGGCGGCACAGTCTGGACGGCCGCAAACGATGGTTCTGGTTCTACGCTGGACGCCGACACGTTGCGCGGCACGACGCCTACTGCATTTGGTCTGTCGCTGCTTGATGACGCCAACGCTGCTGCTGGCCTGACGACGCTTGGCGTTTCAGCATTCATGCAGACGTTGCTTGATGACGTTGACCAAGCTGCGGCTGCTACAACGCTCGGATTGCTGTCTGCGGCGACCTACACTGCCGCAGACGTTTTGGCGAAGCTGTTGACGGTAGATGGCTCCGGGTCGCTTCTGGATGCTGATCTGCTCGACGGATTGAACAGTTCGGCGTTTGTCCAGACAACTGGCGATCAATCGATTGCCGGGACCAAATATTTTACTGGCCTGCCAATCATTCAGGCTGTATCTCCGACAATCGCGTTTGACGAGACTGACGCTACTACCAACGAACGACTGTGGGATCACTCGATCAATGGCGGCGTCTACAGCTTGCGCGTTGTGAACGACGCATATTCTGTGGGCAATCAGATTTTTTCTATTGATCGTACCGCACATACTGCGGCGACGTTCAACTTTGGCTCTATCGTCACGTTGCAGCACAACGGCAATACCATCTGGCACGCTGGCAACGATGGGGCAGGATCAACACTCGACGCCGATCTGCTCGACGGCTACAACATTGGCACGTCTGGCGGAGCAATTCCGCTGTTGAGTGGAAATAATACCTACAGCGGATCGGCTGTTTTCACTGGAGCAATTCAGTTTCAAACGTCACCCACAGTCTACAACGCCAGTCCGGAGTACCGGTTCACGGAAACCGACGCGCCCGCGAATGAAACGCAATGGCGTCTTATAACCTCTGCCGGAGATTTTTACCTTCAAGCGCTCAACGACGCTTACGACACAGCGGCAAACCCGCTCCGCATCAACCGCACAGGCACGACGATTGATTCCATCGCTCTCGTCTCGACCGCGTTGACGTGGAACGGTCTGACGTTGTTCACGACGGCAAACGATGGTTCGGGCTCTGGCCTCGACGCTGACTTGCTCGACGGTTACAACATTGGCACGTCTGGCGGCGCAATTCCGTTGTTGAACGGAACAAATACGTGGAGCGGTGTGCAGTCAGTTTCGTTTGGCGCTGCCAACCAGATTGGCATAACTGTCGGAAACTCGCAGTCCATCCTAGATATTTCCGGCGGCGACGGCGGGTATAGCTGGATCGGATCGCGTACGTGGGGATTCCAGCTTCGGTATGGCGCTTCAAACGCTTCCGTTGGTTTTCAAATGACAAACGCCGGTGTCCTGTATCAAGGTGCAGGAACCAACCTCATCTGGCATGCTGGCAACGATGGCGCGGGAACGGGCCTCGACGCCGACCTGTGGGACGGCAACCAGTTTGCGACGTACATCAACCAGCCGTTGCTGACGAGTTCTGCACCGACTTTCTCGACCGTCACAGGGGCAATTATTTACGCGTCAGGCGCAACGCCTTCCGTGCAACTGTTGGGTACGGGTTCGAGCGGAATTGTCAATGTCTCCAACTATCCGTACTTCGACATGCGTGATGCAGATGGTGGGACAGATGCGAAGAGTTGGCGACTGGATGCTGGCGGCAACGCGTTGACTTGGTATTCCAACAACGACGCGTTCAACGTGTTCAATCCGTGGATGGCTGTTCTGCGCTCTGCCGCAGTCGTTACAAATATTACGTTCACTGCTACGTCAGCGGTCACTCTGAACACTCCGGGGCTCTATGTTCAAGGGGAAATTTCAGGCAACGGAAAAGTGCAGATTTCGGATACCACGTTCCCCAACATGGTGCTCTACAACTCTGGAAGCCCGTTGAACGAAAAATATTGGCGTCACTACGTCAGCGGGTCGTCCTATGTTATCGATCTGGTGAACGATGCTTTCTCGTCTGCCTCTGCTGGTCTGAGCATGACGCGTTCGGGCACTACGTACGGGACGCTTGCATGGGGCGGCAACACTGTCTGGCATTCCGGAAACGACGGCGCTGGTTCGACGCTCGACGCTGATTTGCTCGACGGGTACAACGTCGGTACGTCCGGAACCACGATTCCTCTTCTGTCTGGTGGAAACACGTGGGGCGGACAGCAAACCTTCAGTCTTGATCCTATTCGCAACGGAGCCGCTGGGACGCAGCGAATGTTGTATTATTCTACCGCCGGAGCAGTTCGTTGGGCAATAGGCATGGATTCGACGGCGGAGAGTGGGTCGAACGCTGGATCGCCGTTCAGTCTTTTTGCTTTCACCGACGCCCAAGCATACAACGGCACCGCGCTGACGTTCAACCGTGCCACGCTGACGGCAACATTTGGCGCTGGTATTGTATGGGGTTCCACTCCGTTAAATTCTCGCATGATTGGGATGCCGTGGGCTGAAATGTCCAGCGATCCCGGCGGCAACGCTATATTCGGAAATAACCTTCATGCGAATTGGGACGGTACTACAGTCACCTATAGAACGCCTAACACACACGGCACAGTCGGATACGGCGCAATTCGCTTTGGGTACGGCTACGCCCATATTGCAACATCATCGGCGGCAACAACAGCGGGCGCAACAGTAACTCCGACTTGGAATACCGTATGGCACTCTGGTAACGACGGCTCTGGCTCGACGCTCGATGCCGATTTGCTCGACGGTATTAACTCGACTGGTTTCGCTCAACTTAGCGCTGGAACGCAGGTGTTCCAGAATTCCACCGATGAAATGATCAGGCTCTCCAGAACTTCTGGATATATTTCATTCTATAACACGGCGAACAACGACCGTCACGGCTACATCCAGATGAACACCGCCGACATGTTCCTCGTCAACGAACAGGCTGGGGGTGTTATATATCTTCAACCACCTACGGCGGTTAGTATCAACTCGACTAGCTCAGCCGCTGTAAAAATCAATTTTTATGATAACAGCGTCCTGCGCGCCCAGATTGGTTCAACTTCAAGTTACCCGTTCTATGTAAATGATGCCGCAGGTGCGAACAGATTCCTCGTAGACGCCAGCGGAAACGGTACGTTTACGGGCGGCGTGGCGGTGGCGGGTCCGATTGTCATCACGTCGGCATATCCGCTCATCGAAATGCGTGAGTCGGATGGAGCGACCGACTACAAAAGCTGGCGTCACTACGTGGACGGGCAGGTCTACTACAAATTTATTTCCAAGGATGAC